CCACAACGTGGATGGTGAACGATATGGCGCCTGCGCCACCCTTGGTCTCGAAGGGGTCCCCGAACGAGACGGAGGACGCGAGGACGGACACCTTGTTGCCGGTATCCGGGATGCGGTCGGTGTCGGTGTAGTCGAACGGCGTGCTTGACCTCGTGACCGCAAGCAGGCTGCCCATGCGCTCCAGGTAGGTGGTTGCACCTGCATCATACAGGAAGCCGGAGAGCGTCCACGACCTGCCGAATCTCCCGTTGTGCTCGACCTGCGACGCCGCCTGTGCAAGCTTGGTCTCCTGCAGGTCGTAGCGCTCGGTGCAGGGCGCCTTGAGAAGCTCGTTCTTGCTGAACGTGAAGCTGCCGAGGGAGAAGGTCATATCAAAGCAAGCCTCCAGATAAGATTGTCATTCGAGGGGTTCGCCGGGCTGTACGTCTTTTGGAGTTCGGCCTTGATGTCCTCAAGGAGCATGTTCTGCGCCTCCAGGAGGGATGCCTCCTCCGGGTTGGCCACCGTGACATCCTTTTGGGGGCCAAGGGCCGACGATGCGCCGCTCGCTGCCTGTGCCGAGCCAGTAGGGGAAGCCAGGGGGACGCTCCCGTCCGTGCTGTACGTTCCCTCCCACGGGTCAACGTTCACCGTCACGCTGAGGTCCAGCTCCCTGATGGCCAGCGACACGTCCGCGACCGCCGACAGCACCGACGCCTCGAATCCCACCGCCTGCCCGTACACGGTTGCGAGATAGCTTTCGAGCGACGCCTTTTGTTCCGCGGTGAGATTGTACTGCTGGGCAAGCTGCCCCGCCTGCGCATAGGCAAGCTGGGCTATCTTTTGTTCCGTCTGCAGCTGGTCGATGGCAGTCTTCAAGGGTTCGCCCTGGATGGCTTCGATGACGTCCTCGCCCAGGCCTAGGGCGGCAAGATTTTCCGGCCTCAGGGAAGTGGAAAGGATGTTCGTGAGATTCCCCAGGCCGCCGGAGGTCTTGATGTCGAATGCCTTCTCCATTTCTTGGAGTTCGGCAAGCCGGGCCTTCTCATCTTTTGTCAGCCCGGTCTTGCCCTTATCTAGGAGGGAAGACAGCTCGGACCGTATGGAGGACGTAAGCGTTTCCCCTATACGGGCCGTCTCGCTTGCGAGACCCTCCCCAAAGGAGATGGAAATCTCGTATACCTTGTCCTGAAGGTCTTTTATCAAATCGTCCGCCTGCTCCAGCAAGGCCCCTTCATTGAGCTCTGCCTCCAGTTCTATCTGTTCCTGCTCAATTTCCTTTATCTTGGATTTTGCTGTTTCCAGTATACCATCGAGGCTGGGGATGAAGGCATCCCAGATGCTCACCTCGTCTGTCCCAGTGACGATCTCGGCCGGTATCCCAACCCTGAACTTTCCCCCTGTCTTGGCGATGATGGCGTCATGGACCTGTTCTTCCAGTGTTTCTGGGTCCACGTCCATCATGAGGTTCGGTGTGGTGATACGCACCTCTGCGGTATAATCGATATAGCCCTCCTCTGTGTAGCCGTGTTCCCTCTTATAGCGCTCAATCTCTTCCAGGCTGCTCTCGTAGCCGTCGATGATGCCCCGGTTCACCCCCTCAGAAATGAGCTTGTCAATGGCAATGGCACCGGCTATGATGCCCCCTATCGCTACGCCGATGAGGCCGAGTGTCGCTGCGGCGGTCGCAAGGGTTGACACCCCGGCCGCTGCAGCAGCACTGGACAGCGACATCGTTGTCATGGCCCCGCTTGCTGCTACTACCGCGGCCTTGACTCCGGCAAGAAGCCCTATGAGTTTTGAGGATAGGTACAGCACAGGACCTAGGGCTGCTGCCATGAGTGCTATCTTCACCATGGCGCTCTCGACGGGGTCGGGGAGGCCCTTGAACGCCTCGACCAGGTTAGAGAATACACCGATGACATCCTCCAGTGCCCCCTTATTATCGATGAGGGTATCGATAATAAGAACGCCAAGGGGCTGGATGGCAAGCTCAACGGCGTGTTTAAGCTGTTTGAGCGAGTCGGAGAATGTCAGGGTTTCTTCACCCACGCCGTTGATGGTGTCCGTCCCCTCCAGGAGCGACGCGAGAAGCCCGTCGATTTCGAAGCGCCCCTCGCGGATGGCGGCGGCCATGTCGGGCCCGGCGCGGGCGCCGAACACCTCGATGGCCTTGGCGTTCGCTTCGCCCACGCTTCCCGCGTTCTTGATGTCCTCGATGAGGATCTGCAGCGCCTCGCTTGCGTCGGTCACGCCCTCGCGCGCCATGGTGCCCAGCGCTATCCGGAGCGAGCCCAGGACGAGCTCGGTGTTGACGCCCACCTTGTGGAACTTGCCCATGAGGGCGGCGGCGGTCTCGAAGTCGAATCCCATCTGCCGCAGCGGCGCGCCGTACTGGACCATGAGCTGGCTGAGCTTGCCGATTTCTGTCCCGGTGGATTGTGTCACCCGGAACAGGAAGTCGAGGGCGTCCGACTGGTCCTCGGTCGCCACGGTCCAGTCCCCGAAGAGCCGGGCGGCGTCCTGGATGAGGGAGGACACGTCCGACCCCGTGATGCGTGCCAGGTTGAGGTACTGCGTGGCCATGGCCTCGAGCTCTTCGCCCTGCACCCCGAACATGGTGTTGAGGTCCGCAACGGCCGTGGCGACCTGGTCCAGGTCGTTGGGGAGCTCCTTGTAGAGGTCGTTCATGACGGCCTTTAGCCCCTCGAGCGTCTCCCCCGTGGCTCCGGTGCCCGCCCTGATGGTGGCGTACGCCTTGTCGAAGTCGTTGGCGACCTTCACGGCAACGGCGCCTGCCGCTATGAGCGGGGCCGAGACCTTGGTCGTGAGGCTCTTGCCGAGGCTGGCCATGTTCTTCTCGAGGCCCTGGACCTTTCCCTCGACCTTTCCCATGGCCTCGTCGAACGCCTTGGCGTCGAGGCCGAGCCGAACGAGCAGCTCCCCTAGGACGCTTGTTTCACCCATACCTGTTCAACATCCGTGCAAAGTGTTCCTTATCCTCTTCCTTCGCCTCACGTGCCTCGTTGCGCCTGTCAAGAAGGTCATCAACGGTCACGGGTCGCCGAAGCCTCCCGCACCCGTTGAGCACGGTGGCTACCGCCCACGCGAGCAAACGCTGATCTGACTCCCGTCCCTTCATCCACCCTTCTACTTTGAGGCCGAAGGCCTTGGGCGTCGTATGCCAGAACTCGCGTTCCGGCATGCCCATGGTGCCCAAGGCGAACGAGAGCAGGGCGTCCCAGTCTACTCTTTCCCCTTTTTTCGGCCTCCCTGGGGGGACTCACCCTCGCCACCGGACGGAAACGCGGCTGCAACGACCTTCACCAGACCACCTATGAGGGTGTCCCCATAGTCCGTCATGAGCCGGCCGACATCCTGCACGGTGAGGGACAGGTCGTCCTCCTTGAGCGTTCCGTACAGGATGCCACGTAGCTCCTTGATGCTCATGTTCCGCAGGTTGACCGAGGGAAACGGCTTGTTGAGTGCTTCCTCCGCCTCCGCGATGGCGTTGTAGTCCATGCGCATGATGCGCTTCCTGTCGAGCTGTAGTTCCAACTCCCCTTTTCTTAAGGTGGTCATGGCATCCCCTCCTTACGACGCCGCCCTGCTCACGTACACGGTGTAGGTCACCGGGCGCTTGTTCGTCTCCTTGTTCACGACAACGATCGGCGTTACCGAACCTGCCGCTCCGAGTGTTACCTCGATGGCATTACCCGTATCGACCGCGCTGCCGTTCACCGTTGTTGCCCCTGCGCCAAACGTGGGCGTGACCTCGACGGTGGTCGTGTCGGCGATGACCTCGAGCACGTAGGTGTACGTGTCGTTGGCGAAGTCTGGGACAAGTGTGCCCGTATCGGTTTCAAGGTCGGTCAGTCCACTTGATACAGCCGTGGTCCGCTCGAGCTCGCCCGAGCCCTTGAAGGTCACGTCGATGGTGACCGCGTCCTTGTGCGGCGCAGACTTCGGGAAGTCGGTGATGTAGGCGTCGCCCTCGTAGGTGTCGCCGTTCGCCTCCTCCCAGAGGACCTGCACGGCCTCCTGCGCCTCCCATGCGGCCTCGAGCGCCTCGTATGCCGTGTCGTCCGGCACATACAGCGCGTTGGCGTCAATCGACCAGCTGCGGTTGTCCGGCAGGGACTCCTCCCAGCCGCCGGACTGCTTGTTGGTCACGTCGATGGTAGCCATGCTCCTGCTGAGCTTGGCGTCCCTCTGGGCTCCCACGGCGGTCCACGTCGGAGAGACCTCGCCCCCCGTGTTGACCTTTACCAGGAAGCTCCCTGCACTTACAGACATTTCCTATACCTCCTCAATCCTGAATCTGAATCGCTGCACACCGTGGCGGGTGATGCCGTCCGATTCCTCAAGCACCTGGCTGAACTCCAGCCCGTGCTGCACTATCCGGTACGTCCCGATGACCTGCTGGCGGAACCGTAGGGGGAACGTCAGCGGGAACACGCCGCTCGGGTCCGGCACGTGGTCGAGGCCCAGCAGGCGCATCACCGCCTGCATGGTCTCCCGCACCTCCTTGCGCCCGTTGTATCGGGACCACGAGTGGATGGTGGCGGTGACCTCCATACCCACGGTGGTCTTGGTGCTCCAGTCGACGGCCGTGTCGTCCCCGATGGTGACATACGGGAACGAAGCGTTCTGCGGGACCGCGTCGTACACGGTGACGGTTTTCGAGAGGAGCCCGTACAGGAGCTCCTGGAGGGCGAGCCCCGGGTCAAGGGAAGCGCTCACCGGAACACCGCCTTCGCCGCCGCTGCCACGTCTTCGGGGAAGTTCGGCCGCTCCGCCTCGAGAGCGGGGAACAGGTACGGCTTTGCCGGTGTTCCCTCGCGCGAGATCTTGCGGGCGATGACGTAGCCGAGGTCGGTCCCGAGCTTCTTCTTGCTCCAGTCCGAAAGCGGCGCGATTGGCGGGAAGTGGGGCCGCGAGCCGAACTCCACGGCTGCCGCGTACTGCACGTTGGTGTAGACGTCGACGTACGTCCCGTCGCCGGCCTTGCGCACCCGTATGGACGAGCGGAGGCGCCCCATGTGGACGGTGCCGTCGTCGGTGAGGTTCTGCTTTGCCTGGGACTGCACCTTGAGGGCGGCCGCCATGAGCCCCTGTTTCGCTTCCTTCTCCAGCTTTTTCTGGAACGCCTCCAGCGAGAGGAGGAGCGCCGCCCCGCCAAGCACTTCCACGGAAGACTCCGCCATCAGACCGCCTCCTCGCACATGAGCACGAGCTCGCGGTGGCGCTCGTCCGTGTCGATGGCCGAGACGATGGTGAGCAGCCGGGACCCGTGCCTGACCCGCATCTTAGGGGTGACGCCCGAGAGGTAGCGCATGGTGACCTTGTGGGTCACCGCCGCCTGGGCCTGCTGGGCCTGGAAGTACTCCCTGCCCGAGAGCGGCTCGACGGCCGCCCAGGCCGTGGCGAAGGTCGTCCAGGACACGGTGCTCCCCCCGTAGCCGTCGGACGAGGCCGTCGGCTGCTCGACGGTCACCCGGTGCCGGAGCTTCCCCGCGTTCATACGAGCATCACCCGGTACGGCGCGAGGAGCGCCCGTGCGGCAAGCGGGAGCCCGGTCGAGATGGAGCCGGTAATCACGGCCTCGCGGTGCTCGTACCAGTGCCCGATCATGAGCAGCATGGCCTGGCGCAGGGGCGCGGGAACGTCCGCCGCCGTGTCGCCGTAGCCTGCCGTGTACTCCACGGCCACGCCGCCAAGGGTCCGAGCCTCGTAGGGCACGAGCGGCCG